CAGAGGAAGTGCCGGTGGCGGCGGCGCAGCGGGGCGATTGGGCGCTGCTGGTGGTCGGCAACATGCCGCTGGTGGGGGTGGTGCTGGGCGGGCGCGTGGCCGCGCCGGGCCCGTCGGGGATGGCCTTCCTGCCGTTCCGGCGGGCCGAGCGGGCGTGGGGGATCTGAGGCATGCCTGTTCTTGCGGTGGCTGCCGTTGCGGCCCTGGCGGCCGCTGGCACGACCGCGGCCATCGGCGCGACGACGGCTGTCCTCACCATCGGCGCGTTTGCCATCACTGGCGCCACTGTCGGCTCGCTGGTCGGTGCCGTGGTTGCGTTCGCAGGCCAGGCGCTTCTCGCCTCCAATACGAAGAAGCCGAGTGCTGCCGAAGCCGCTGCCGACGCAAAGCAGACCGTGCGCAGCAGCGTCGAGCCTCGGCGCATCGTCTATGGTCGCGCGCGCGTCTCGGGGCCGATCATCTACGCCGCCTCCGAGGGCGTCCAGAACGAGAACCTGCACCTGGTCATCCCGGTGGCCGGTCACGCCTGCGAAGGCTGGGGTGCAGTGTTCCTGAACGACCTGATCATCACCCCGGCTGATCTGCAGCCTGGCGGCAATGCCGTGGTGTCCGGCCCGTTCGCCGGCAAGGTGTTCATTTTCTTCTACGACGGCACGCAGACCGCGGCGCCATCCTTCCTGTCGCAGGTGAGTCCTGACGGCTGGGGCTCATCTGACAAGCTGCTCGGCATCGCCTACTTCCACATCATGCTGCGCTACGACGAGAATGTGTTTCGCAACGGTCTGCCGAACTTCTCGGCGGAGATGATCGGCAAGAACGACATCTTCGACCCGCGCTATGGCACGAGCAGTCACCGCGAGAACTGGGCGCTGGTAATCCTCGACTACCTGCGCGCCCCGTTCGGCCTGGCCTGCGCCGATGACGAGATCGACTTCGACAGCTTCATGGCTGCCGCCAACCTCTCCGACGAGCAGGTTGCCATCACCGACGACGGCAGCCGCACGCAGATGCGCTACAGCCTCAACGGGACCTTTCAGCTCGACCGCACGCCGATCGAGGTCATGGAGGAGATGATCGCGGCCGGCGGTGGCGCGCTGGTCTATGTGCAGGGGAAGTACCGGCTCTACGCCGGCGCCTATGTCCCGCCATCCGTCACGATCACGGCGTCTGACCTGGCCGGGCCGATCGAGGTCACCACCACGCCGCCGCGGCGCGATCGCTTCAACGCTATCCGCGGCACTTACATCGAGCCCACGCGCTTCTGGCAGGCGTCCGAGTTCCCGATGGTGATCGATCAGGCCGGCGTCGCCGAGGATGGCGAGCAGATCGTCCGCGACCTCGACCTCATCTGGATCAAGGACGTGATCGCGGCGCAGCGCCTGGCGGTGCAGATGCTGAAGCGGCACCGCGATTCCATGACGGTGCGCGTGCCGCTGCGCTATGCCTCCCTGAACCTCACGGTTTGGGACACCGTCGCACTGACGCTGCCGGACTTCGGCTGGACGGCGAAGCCGTTCCGAGTGATCGCGTGGACCTTCGACCCCACTACTGGGATCATCAACGTCACGCTGCAGGAGGAACAGCCGCAGGCCTATGCCTTCACGCCGGCGGAGTCGCGCACGCTGCCGGTGTTCTCGCCCACCACGCTGGTCAGCCCGTTCGCTCTGCCTGCCCCGGCCGGGCTTGCGGTGGTCGAGGAGCTGTATGCCACCCGCGACGGTGCGGGGGTGCGGAACAAGGCGGTGGTCACTTGGTCGCCGGTGCCGAACCCCTTTGTGACGTTCTATGAGGTGCAGTTCCGGCCGCTTGCGGCGAATTCCATCTGGCGCACTGCTGTCAGCGTGCCGGGCGATACCACGACGGCCGAGGTGCTCGACTTGGCGGCCGGAGATGTCGAGTTCCGCGTGCGTGCGCGCACCACGGCGGGCAGCGGTGACTGGGCGTTGGCGTCCAGGCAGATCGGGTCGCTCGCTGCGGTGCTGCCGGCCGATATCGCCGAGCTCACGATCCAGATCTCTGGCGGCATGGCTTGGGTGCGATGGACCCGCCATCCCGACCTTGACGTGCGCGCGGGCGGGCGCATCGAGTTCCGCCATCACCCCGAGACTGGCGGAACCTGGGCGAACGCCACCAGCATCGGCGAATCCGTTCCGGGCGATGCCAACTTCACCGCGCTGCCGCTGCGCACGGGGCGCTACTTCGCCAAGGCGGTGGACGCCGGCGGGCGCTACAGCGTGAACGCGGCGTCGGCGTTTCTCGTGCAGGACGGGCAGCTCGCCTACACCAACCTCTTCAACAGGGTGTGGGACCCGACCTTCGGCGGCACCGCGACGGACACGGTGGTCACGTCCTCCACCCTGCGCCTTGTGTCGCTCGGCGACATCGACAGCGTGGCTGACTTTGACGCGGTGACGGACCTCGACGGCCTCGGTGGCATCGCGTCGACCGGGTCTATGGTCTTCACCGGGGGCGGCAACAACATCAACCTTGGATCGGTGCAGAACGTGCGCCTGACACCGACGCTGCGCGCGACGGTGGTTAACACGCTCGACCAATGGGACAGCCGCGCAGGCGATGTCGATTCCTGGGCCAGCGTGGATGGCGTGACCGGCGGCGAGGCCGACGCCTGGCTTGAATTCCGCACGAGCCTGAACGGGACCGGCAGCGACTTCACGCCATGGGCGCGGCTGGACGGAGCGGAGGTCCGCACTTGGACCATCCAGTGCCGCGTGCAGCTCCGCAGCTACGACCCCGCATTCAACATTCACATCGACCAGCTTCGCGTCTCAGCAGATCAGGTGGTTTGACCCATGCCGCAACATGACCTCGACATCGCCAACGGCGCCGGCAACGTGGTGCGCGCCGACATCAACGCCGCGCTGGTCGCGCTGGGCACGCACCAGAGGGGACCGACCGCGCCCCCCAGCCCTGCAGCGGGATGGATCTGGGTCGATGACAACACGCCGTCCGCGACGCTGTGGACCGTGTCGCAGTACGACGGCGCGGCGTGGATTGTGACCGGCTTCATGGACACGACGAACGACCGCTACTGGTCGGCCGGCGCGCCGATCTGGGGCGGCACGGCGGGCGGCACGGCGAACGCGCTGACCGTCACCACCGCGCCGGCGCCGGCGCGCTTCCCCGGCATGCTGGTGAGCTTCCTGGCGGCGGCTGCCAACACGGGTGCGGCGACGCTGAACGACAACGGGCTGGGCGCCGTCGCGATCCGCCGACCCGACAACACCGCGCTGCTGCCGAACGACATCATTGTCGGCGACGTCGTGCAGGTCGTGTGGGACGGCAGCCTCTGGCGCATGACGAGCTGGCCCGAGGCCTATGTGCGCGGGGACCGGCGGGTCGCCAACAACAGCGCGCAGATCGACATCCCGCTGCCCGCCGGCTTCACGAAGTTCCGTTTGGAATTCGACGCGGTGCGGCCGGTGAACGATGCCGCGTCGCTCATTCTGCGCACCAGCACGGATGGCGGGGCATCCTTCGCGGCTGGCGGCAGCGACTATAACCAGACGCTTGAAGCGACGCGGCCAGCGTCGAGCAATGTCTTCTCAGCTGCAGCAGCCAGCTCCTCGATCGCGCTGTCGTCCGGGTCGGACGCCGCGAACACGGCCGTGAGTGTGAACGGGTCGGTCGAATTCTTCATCGGCGACGGCACCCGGCAGCCGTGGTTCGACGGTCGATCCTCCGGCCTTGAAGACGGCGTCGCGGCCATCACCATGCACCGGGTCGCCGGCGTGCGCGGGGCGTTGACGGCCATCAACGCGATCCGCCTGCTGATGACCGCCGGCAACATCTCCATCGGCACGTTCCGCCTCTACGGGGTGCGGTGATGCCCATGCTGGACGGTGAGGGCGAACCGGTACCGCTCGAGACGATGGCGGCCATCCTGTCGCGCCGGTGGGGCACGCTCGAGCAGGTGCGCCAGGCAGCGCTGGCGGAGATCGACAACGCCGCCGAGCGCGCGCGCGGCGCGTTCATCACCATCGCGGCCGGCCAGGCCATGGAGTATTTGGCGACCGAGGCCGAGGCGCGGGCATTCGATGCCGGCGCGCCCGGACCGTTCCCGTTCCTCGAGGCGGAGCGCGACGCGCGGGGCGGAAAGGTGACGCTGGCGCAGGTGTCTGCCGCGGTGCTGGCCCAGGCCCAAGCCTGGGCGCTGGCGGGGGCCACCATCAAGGCGATGCGCCGATCGACGAAGCTGCGCGTCGAGGCGGCTGAGACGATCGAGGACATCGCCGCTGCATTGGCGGCGGTGGCATGGCCAGCGGCGGCGGGGAGCGCAGAGTGACCAAGATCGAACAGGCGGCGCAGCGCGTCGCGAGCAGCACAATGCTGATGGCGTTCGCGCGCCTGATGATGGCGATAGGCGTGCCGGTCACGATCATGGTCGGCGGCTGGGTCGTGCGGGACCTGGTTGCGATCGAGCGCCGCGTCACCGTGATCGAGGAGTCGAAGCCCGACCTCGTCCGGCGGCTGGAGACCGTGGAGCGCCAGAACCAGCGCGAAGCTGAGGAGGCCGCCCGCATGGTGCAGCGTTTCGCGCAGATCGAGGCCGGCATCGCCACGCTGGTCGCGCAGCAGGCCGCCACGCTTCGCAGCGTCGAGCGGGTCGAGCGCGTGCTCGACCAGGTGCGCGCGTCGGAATCGCGCCGCCCG